GAGGGTAAGTGGATGGAAGATGCAATTAGTGATGGACAAAAGAACTTTATTAATAGTTTAATTACACAAGCTATTGATGCAGGACTTGATGAACTAGGTGCAGAAGCAAAGCAGTATCTTAATAGTGGCGAAGCTACTAAGGGTAATGCAAGTGCTATGATTGACAAGCTAAAGAATGCTTTGTCATAAATATAATGTAGGCTAAAAATAGGGAGAGTTGATGAAAGTAATAGATAAGATATACGACTTTAATAATGGAGATAAGTATGTTATTGAAACTAAACCTTGTTTTCATTGTAAACAAACAGGTCAAGTAGAGATATTTACACAGGAACTGTTCTATCTTAATCAAGGTTATCACATACAAGATGCAGTTAAATCATTAGACAAAGATTACAGAGAACAAATGATTACAGGCACACACCCAAGATGTTGGATAGAAATGTTTGGGGAAGAAGAATGACACCTGCAACTGAATGTAGTATTTGTAGTTGTGAGTTAGATCTTGATGCAGAAGATATACAGGGAAACTTTGGAATTATTCCTGTTGGTTTTTGCGTTTCTTGTTTTGCTTGTGTTTTAGATATGGCTAAATATTATATGAGTGAGGAAGAATGACACAGACAGAGATAGTAAACAAACTTAATACAATATATCCTGGTCTTGACTTAGTAGAAGTAGAAGATCAGTACAGTTCTTTTGATGCAGAGAGCCAACGCTACATTGTAGAGATAAAGTCAAGAGATTCTAAGTATGATAGTTGGATAATAGAAAAGCAAAAGTTTGATAGCAACATAGATAAGTCAGTAGAAACAGGTAAGTTATTTATATATCTTACAGAGTATAGAGGTAAGATTATGACTTGGAATATAAACAAGTTAGCAGAGCAGGGTTATTACTTTCATTGGGAGATAAGACCTATGCCTGAAACTACAGAGTTTACTTATAATGAATCTATAGAGAAAGAAGTAGGTTATCTTTATGAGAAAGATGCAAAGGTACACGAATGAAGTTTGCATATGCAGATCCACCTTATATTGGTCAATCTAAAAGACATTACAAAGACCACGAAGATTATGCAGGAGAAGTAAATCATCAACAATTAATTGACAGACTTGTTGAAGAATATCCTGATGGTTGGGCTTTATCTTTGTCAGCTCCTACATTAAAACAAATATTAAATATGTGTCCTGATGATGTAAGAGTTATGGTGTGGGTTAAACCATTTCACGCCTGGAAAAAAAATGTGACACCAAGTTATGGATATGAACCTGTAATTGTTAGTGGTGGTAGGCAAAGAAAAACATTTGGAAATGAAAGTGTCAAAGGTTTAGGTTATCAAGATTGGGTATCTGCAAGTATAACTATGAAGAAAGGTTTAACAGGTGCTAAGCCTGAAAGATTTTGTATTTGGTTATTTGAAGTGTTAAATGTTAGACCTGAAGATACATTAGATGATTTGTTTCCAGGCACAGGTGTTGTAAGTGAAATGTATAATTGGTATATTAATCAATACAAAGATGTAGCAACAGATTTAAGAGAAGTTGCAAAATTAAATAAACAAGATATAAGAAAGTATATAGAGGAGAAAGAATGATTGATGTAATGTTAAGCAAAGCAACAGTAGGTATGTTGATAGCAGAGTTGTTAGGAAGAAAAGATGATAAGGATCAGCCATTGTTTATGGGTAAAAGCATTATTTTATCTAATGGACAACTTCAATTACTTGCAATACTTCCTAATGTGCAGGTACTTACAACTGTGAATCAAGAGGAAGAATAATGAAATGGTATAAAATATTAGTTACTGGTCAAGTAAAATATCTAGCTAAATCAGAAAATGAAGCTATAGAAAAGGCAGAAGAAGATATTAAAAATTATGGAGAATTTTACGAGTTAAGTATTTTTGCCATTAGTGAAGAAGAATGAAAGACTTGCGTTGGTTAAAGGAATGTGTTGAGTGTGGCGAACCACCACAAACAACATTAAATTTTGATGGTAGATGCGTGGGTTGTATTGCTTATATGATTGAGGACTTAGTCTAAATGGGAAATAAATATGGTGGTTATCACGAAAACGCAGGTGGAGTAGTGCAATCAAATGAGTGGTACACACCACCTGAAATATTTACAGCACTTAAAGTTAATTTTGATTTAGATGTAGCTTCTCCTATAAATCCTATACCTTGGATTCCAGCAGAAAGACATTTTAATAAAAATGATGATGGACTTACACAACTTTGGTTTGGTTTTGTTTGGTGTAATCCACCTTATGGTAGGGAAACAGGAGCTTGGTTAGAAAAATTTATAGAACATAATAATGGAATAGCTTTAGTTAATTCAAGAACAGATACTAAGTGGTTTCATAACTATGCAATTAAATCTGATGTGATATGTTTTGTTAAAGGAAGATTAGCATTTTATAAACCACATAAAGTTGATCAATTAATTCAAGGACAGTCTGCTAGTACAGGCACATTGTTATTAGGTTGTGGAGATAAAGCTATACAAGCAATACAACAAGCTGATTTAGGTTATGTTGTTGTCAATGACTAAACTATCCTGTAGTTATCCCAACCATCTTTATTAACTGTAAAACATAGCACACCAGGTTCATTCCACAACCCTGTTCTTGCAGTAAAGTCTTTACTTGCATCTATGCTTGGGCATTGAAACCAAGTACGCTTACCTTGTCGCATTAATCTTGGGTGATGATAATGTCCTGTTACAAGTATCTCGGCTGCACCACTAGGTAGCCAACCAAACATTTGTCCTTGCCACCACTTCATTATCTTGCCTTCTGGACCTGCACCACCTGTAGTCATATGTCCGTGTGTAATAGCTACACCTTTACCTTTTATATCTAGCAAGTGATGATAGTCAGTAGGAAGTATGACATTTACTTTGTCGTATCTCTCATTCTGTGCAAGTATCTCTTTAACTATTTCAAAGTGCATCATATCAGAGTTGTCTAATCTATCAGATAATACTTGTCCTTTACCAGATCTAGTCATCTCTCCGTGATTACCACCTATACCACAGACAGTTATCTTGTCTGCAAGTGGTAGAAATGTATCAATAGTCTGCATAATCATACGCCTAGCTAATTGATATTGCTGTGATAGCGATAACTCTATATTAAAAGGCATAGAACTATAAAAAGATTGGTCGCAGTTCTCTGTTAAATCACCTAATCCTAGTAAATATATCTCATCTATCTCTGTACCTGTCTTGCGTAGTGCCTTAATCTGATTTACTGCTTTAATAATAGCTTCTTCGTAGCGTTTAAGGGTATTCTCAACGCCATAGTCGGCTTTACCTAACTGCCAATCAGCCATTGTCCATACAAATGCAGTATCACCACCATAATTTGTGTCTTTTAACTTAGGTTTCTTGATGTAATCTTTAAGAAGTTTGTCAAAGTACTGGTCTAATGCAGGGTTTTTACGCTTTACAACCCCTTTAAATGCAAAAAAAGTGGTCGCTTGACCACCCTTTAACTGTACATTCCAAGAACTTGCACGAACATTTCCCTCAATCGTGTAGTATTTGGGGTCAAAACCCCAACCTCTTAGTATGTCATCATACTTATTTTTATAATCTGGATCAGTTCCAACATAAGTTATCTCACCTTTGCCTGTTGATTCATCAAATTCTATTGATGGTTGCCAACCAGATTTGTAGTAATTATTACCTAATTCCTGTGTCATATTTAGCCCTCTCTGTTGAGCTAATTATACACAGGAAATAGGACAGAATCTACTTAGTGATTTGTTTTTTAGCGTATGTCTTGACAACTGCTAGTGCAGCACCACCACCTGCTAATGCAGCTAACTCTAATGTATTTGCATCAACAGATATCAAAGGTGCAACAACTAAAGCTCCAAGGAATGCTTCTACGAAAGTCCATATAGTTCTTTCAAGCATATCTTTGAGTTCTTCACTCATTTTATACTCCCACGAATCAGACCAAGGTGTCCACCATACATCCTTCTTGAATGTACCATCCTGGTTTCTTGCTCTTTTCAATCTTTCAAACATTATGTTATCAATCTCCCTTTCAACATAGCATTACCTGTCAAAACATTACCATTTATTTCCTGTAATTTATCATAAACTGTGGTAGCTAAAACAGTATGATCTTTAGCTTTGTTATCTACATCTTTATTTAATAAATTGTTTATTGTTGTGTATTCTATGCTGACATCTTTACCTTGTAGTAATTGACCTGCTACTTTTGCATACATTTTTTTGTATGCCACAGTACTACTGCCGATAAAGCCATCTTTACTTATCTCTAAATCTTGTTGTGTTTCTCCTACAATTAAACAACCAGATGTGTGTTCATCTGTATTACCTGCGTGTATAAGTATGTAAGTAAAGTTAGGTACATCTTGTAAGTGCAACATACCATAGTGTGATTTACCATATCTCTCTGAATATTTAGTATGGAATCCACCAACAGTTCTAAACTTTATCTCGTATGTACCCTCTGGTATGCAGGTTTCGTGCATAACTTTAACTGCTTGATACTGATCTTCTAATGTATAACACTCAAACAGACCATCAACTAACAGTATTCCATTAGTTGCATCTGTTCCAAATTGTGTTCTGACTACTTGTAATTTCATTTATCTCTCCAATTATTACAATGTAAACTACAACCACAACAAAGGTAGTTGCATATACACACTATCTTCCACCACAACAGCCGTTACCACAGCAGTCCATACTATTCTCCTTTTCTAAATCCTATGGTTAATAACCATATAGCTAGTGTAATTATAGTAGCTAAACCTGTAACTTGCTGTGCTGATCCTGTTAATGTAAGTGTTGCAATAACTAAACCAACTAAAGTCCAACTAAGATTTAGTGTTTCTTTAATTATCTCTAATATCCAAGACCATAATTTTTTAAACATTAGCCTCTCCTAAATAAAAATGCAGCCATACTAGCTATTCTAGTCAAGATTACAGGAACTACGACTTCTTGTGCTTTTTCTTTTTGGTCTGATGTCATATCATCACCAATACTATTTATATCTATATCTTCAAAATCTAAATCGACAAAGGTTTCTATTGGATTTTCTAAGAATGCTTCGTACTGTACCTCTGTAACAACATCAGCAAGAGTATAGTTCTCTACATCTGCGTTCTCTACAGCTCTCTCTACATATTCCTCTACTGCTTCTGCTACTACTGTGTCTGATTTAATCGCTTCTGCAACGATAGCAACATCTTCAGTTTCAACTTGTAGTACTTCAGCGACAACCTCAACTTGTTCCTGTGTAAGCTGTTCAACATCTTCTATAGCTTCCTCTACTACTGCCTGGATAACTTCCTGGACTTCTTCTGATACATTCTCTAACTCTTGTACACCAACATCATTAACTTCTTCAAGTACTTCTATGACTTCCTCTGTTTCAAGTTCTTCTACATATTCTTCAATAGCTTCAGCAACTTCTTCCTCTGTTGCATCCTCTTCTACAATAGGAACTTCTACAACTTCTTCTATCTCTGCTACTTCAACAGCTACTTCTTCTTCAGTTAATTCTTCTTTAACATCTTCCTGTATTGGCTCATCCAAAACTTCCTCATCAACGATTTCATCTTCCACCACAATAACAATGTCATCTTCTATAACCTCATCTTCCTCTATCTTTATTACTATTATATCTTCAGGTATATCTAGTTCTATAACTTCCTCTATTATTTCTATAATCTCAATAGTATCTTCTATTTCTTTTATAACCTCTACAAACTCTTGTATTTCTTCTTCAGATAAATCTTCTAATTCAATTACAGATTCTTCTAACTCTAATAGTATCTCTGCTTCTTCCTCTGCTTCTATTTGTTCTTGGATCAGCCGTTCTTCTTCAGCTTTTATCTCTGCTTCTATTGCAGCTATTTCTTCTTCTGTAAGTTCCTCAATGACTTCTTCCTCTGGTAGTTCCAGATCTGTAAGTCCATCCACCACCACATCCTCTTCAAATATCTCATCTTCTATCTCCTCTTCTGCGATAATATCAATAACATCATCAGGTATGTCAGAGCAGTCACCATCTTGATAACCAAACCA